CAGACCAAGGCGTGAAACTGTGGCGTTAGCCATAATTTAAACTCCTTTGGATTGATTAATAATTTGAGAAACTAACTTCACTACTGTCTGTTCTCTCAAGTGTTATCTGACGCATCAGGCACTGTTGATATTAAGATTTTCGTTTTGTTAAGTTTATACTGAACCGCAATTCCACTTGCGTAATGCAAGGGCTTTACGAGTTAACTTACCATCTTTCTTTAATGGTCCTTTTACTTTTGACATTCTTGCACAGAAGGATTTTCTTCTGGCTTTCTGTCTAGGAGAAAGACCACTTTTTTTTGTGACAGGTGCTTGCAAGTTACTACCTGTCTTAGCATTAAGATAATCTCTACCTTTAGCACTAAGCCCTCCTGTAGGATTTTTATGCTCTTTGCGTAGAGAAACTCCTTTTGCCATAAAAAATGTAAGTTATTTAAAATATAACACTGTTATGCAATCTTTAAACTGTTTCGTCCTTTTCTCCTTTTAAAATTTTTAGAAATTCTTTTACTACTGGTCTTCTCTGCCTTGAATCTTTCTGTCTCTGCTTTACTTAATTCGCTTCTTGTTTTTGGTGTTTTACTACTAACTCTTTTTGATGGTCTACAGGCAGGGTAAGGACGTTGATCTCCCTTCTGTCTTCCACAGGGTTTACCTGTTTTGACATCAACCCACTTTTCTTTGAACCATCTTGTAAGACTCATTTGCCTACTTGTTTTTGTGCAGCAGTATGTGCAGCTTTAAATGTTTTACCCTCACGCATAAGCTTCTTCATAAGGTTCATATGCTTGGTTGTGTGATGAACTGAATGTGCCTTCAGTTTTTTCATCTGTGAAAGATTAAGCTTTGCCATCTTATGCTTTTTTGATTTTAAGTTGGTTTCTACTTTTTTTCTTTTGTACCTTTTCAAGAATTATTTGGTACATACCTTCAACTGGTTCTTCTTCCTCAATAAAGTCTTTAGCTTTTTTCTTAGTACCAAAGCTGCCTTCAATGATGTCGTTATTTTTGTTGAGGACTTTGTAAATAAATTTAGCCATTTTTCTTTTTCTTTTTAGATTTACGAAGGATCATAAGATCTTCTCTTGTAATTTGATCTCTAGGTTCTGCAACTCTAGCGATCTTCATTTGTTTTTTAGAATAAGGCATGATTAAGTTTTACGATAACCTCCACCACGTTTTTTATAAGTTCTAACCAACCAGGCATTAGCATAAGCAGAAGGATAGACTCTGAACTTCTTCTTTGCTTCTGCCTTCACTCTTGCATAAAGAGTTGGATTGGTTGGTTTATTAGCCATAACTAACGCTTAGTGTTAAATACATCACTACCATCTAAACGTCTTTGAACATCTTCTGTGTATGTGACATCTTTACCATAGCGTGGATCTGACATAGCGGTAACTACCTCTGCTGTAGATCTGTAAGGTGTAGGTCCACTTTGAGAAGCACGACCTGTTACTAAGTTTGGTTCGACACCCATAGCATTTTTGTATTGTGAGTAAAGACCTTGTACTGCAAACTTAATTGCAGTTGCATTTGCTGTTTCAGTTAAAGAATTAAACTCCTTAACTTCATC